CTTCAACCTCGCCTGACAGCAGAGGAAGCACCGGTGTGGTTGGGAGACAAGATTCCATCCGCACCACCCGCTGGGTAAGCGTCAATTTTACCGCCTTACCAGTTAGCGCGCTCAAATGCTAGAACATGCAAGTGAGTATTACATTTGTTTAAAACGCGCAAACACAGCTACCGACCCTTTCTTCTAACTCACAATTCATCCTTATGCGTAGCATAGGATGGCCCAGATCCCATGGATTCCATAGAGTACTGGAAATCCGGGTTCGCTTCGTGTGGGCGATAATAAGAAGTACCGATTGGGATGAAGTTCTTATCCATCTCATTAAACCCGCCTGGAATAGGACGAGAGTGTACATGGGAGTATTTTCCCCCCTTGCTAGGTCGATATTCAGGACGGAGATCCGTCTGCGGAATAGGTGTAAAGAAATCACCGATGGGTAAAGCATTCCCATCATCGAACCAGCCAGGACCCTCCTCAAAATCGTCATATTGTTTAGGACGATCCGGGATAGGTCTCTTATTATCGTGAGTAGTGGGCCCGATTCCCTAATGATAGGGAAGTGCCATCGGGGCACCACCCCCTCCAACCGAATTCGCGGCAGAAGCCACAAATTGATAGGAAGGGAGAAAGGGACGAGCAGCATCCCAAGCAGCCTTGATACTTTGAGCTGCCCGCCTACCGGCGGAGTACCAATCTTCAGATTCAGGTTCCTCATCTGCAGGAGTTGCATTCATGATGTCCCTAGCGGGAGCATTGAAGCGACGAATAGGAGGTGCCACGTTCAACGCAGCTTCCATCGCATTGACACAATACGTAGATGATCTAGTAGTGACAATTGATGTGAAGACAGGATTGACTCGGTATTCAATATTAAGGACGATCGTTAACTCAAGAGGAACGACCGGGGCAGACATCCCATTAGGGAGTCCGCCCAGGTACAAACCCTGGAGAGAGATGTGGGGCCTATTTGTTTCACCAAGGAAATCAAATTTACGCGGCTTGTAGTCATACTGACTCGAAGCGTCT